TGGAAGAATAATCCTTCACTTGTACTACCAATTGAAGTTCTTTCAGTTACAAGACCAATATAATTTTGTCCTTTATTGATTGCATATACTGTAAAAGTATCTGTTGTTACACTAGGAAGATTGAATAGATTATTTGGAGAACTCTCTTCACCAACAATCAAAGATGTAGCAGTTCCTCTTTTAGTGAAAGTTAACTTCTGCCCATTAACAAAAGGATGATTTGGAAGATATATTGATCTTGTTGGAATTGAAACCTGTTTTGCAGTTTCACCAACAGTATAATCAACAGCAATTGCAGTACCAGCAGTTGTACCAAGTCCTACTGATTCATTAGCATTAAAATAAACTAAGTCATTAATCTTAGAATCAAACTTTTCAACCTTAACAGGTATATCAATCTCTCTATTTAAAATATCTAATTTAGATCCATAAGTATGACCAATACCTGCACCATATCTCTTCACCCTTAAGATAGATCCTACATCAAAGATATTAAGGACTCTAATAATCTCACTATCATTAATTTTTATAGAGGAACCAATAGAAACTGAATTTGGGATTACATTTACGTAAATATCATCAACTCTACCAGTAACAACTGCATTTGCAGTCATAGATTGAGCAAGTCCAATCTTATTAGTTGAAACACCAACAGTAAATGCATTTGTAAGATGAACTATTGAACTACTTAACCCAGAAATAGAAACAGTATCCTGATCATTTACTTCAAAAAATGGTGAATATGTTGCAGTAACTGTATTACCAGTTTTCCATGTAAATACTGCATTCTCGTATCTAGTTAATTGTGTCTCAATACTAGAAATGCCAATACCAACTAGAGATTTAACTTGTCCTCTAAGACCTACTCCAAAAGTTCCAGCATCATTAAAGTTAGTATAATCACCAACTTTATATCCAGATCCACCATCTAATACCTGTAAATCATCAATTTCTCCTGTAGTTACAGATTCAACAGAAGTTAATTGTCTTAAGAATTCGTTAGACTCTACAATAAAGTCATTATCTGCTAATGCATTACCAACTTTGTATGGGAAAGTATTTCTTGCTAAATTGGATGAATTGAAATCGAATTCTTGGGTTAATGTAGTATTGGATGAAATGTAAGGAGATCTATAAGTTTTACCAATAAAGTATGGAAAACTTGGTTCTAAATCATTTGTTTGTGAACTAGGTGCTACACTAGCAAAATACGCATAAACACCATTAGGAAACTCATCAGTTTTACAGAATCTACCATTATGCTCATCAAGAGTATATTCTCCTGTATATTGCCAATCATCAGTAAAGAATCCAGATTCAAACTCAGTTAAAGATGGACGATCTATAACTTTAGATGGATTTAAAGTATATCCAGAAGTTACGATTCCAACAGCAGGTCCTAACTCATCAATCTTAGTATATCCATATGGTCCGTAAATTGGATTTCCATCATATGCCCAACCAATAATTGGAGAGTGTTTTGTTCCATCATCATTAAATGTTGATCTAATTTCTGATGTATATCCATGAACACTAAGATGTAAACTATTCTCACCTTCAGAATTTAAACTGTAACTACCTTGCCTCTTGTTATTATCAACTGTTAATTTTCTAACTCTAGGTTCAAACTTAGCATTCTTTCCTCTTGCCTTAACGCTAAATGTAACTAAAGAAGCAGTATATCCAATACCAGGATTAATTACTTCTACACCAGTTAGTCTTCCTTCACTAATTGTTGGTTTTAGAATAGCACCAGTTCCAAAAACTCCAGCACCACTAATCCCAGTTGTGGTCATTCCAACTGCTTCTATAGAAACTTCTGGTAAAGAGTAATATTGCTGACCTCTATTTAAAACCTGAACATCAACAACTTTACCACCAACAATTGCTCCACCAACAATTGCATCTTTTCCATTTTCAACAACTATTTTTGGATTTTTCTGTAAATTTAATATATCTGAACCATACTTAGTACCTTTTTCATAAAGATAAGTATCAATTATACTACCTGTAACTACTGGAGTAAAGTTAAACGTTCCAGTAACAGTCGATCCAAAGGAAACTTCTGCGGTTACTTTAATATCTGGATACTTAAATGTTTGGAATCCTTCTCCTTGAGTTTCTAAACCAACATAATCACGTCTATTATAAGCATTTCTAGATGGAGTTCCAGAACCAGCATCTGCCAATCTAAACGAATTATCATCAATTTTTAATATATGATAAGAATTAGATGTACTTAATCCACCAATAATAGTACCTGAAGTTGAATATTCAACAAGATCGCCATCAGAGAAACCATGATCTTTAAAGTTTATCTTTGCATATCCTATAGAAACGTCTGTAGGTTTGATATGTAATTTTCTATATTGATATCCAGAACCAGAATTTATAACTTTAACTGACTGTAAAGTTTTCTTAGATACTGTTCTAAACTTATGAATACCTGCAGCGTTGGTTGCGGTTGAAATACCAATAGTATTAATACCAGCAATTGCATCATCGTATGTCTGATGTAATTGAATTGTACTTGAATTAACTACTCTAATGTTATATCCAGCACCAGTTGCTAATCTTCCAGTAGCAGTATTTGTATTATCTCCAAATCCACCTATACCAATAGAAGGATTACCATTGCTATTATAGAAAATAAGATCACCATTATCTAAGAAATGCTTTTTCTTAAATGTAATTGTCTCATCTTCGATTGATAGTCCACCAGAGAAGAAAATATCTCTACTATCAAATAACATTTCTCGGTATCTTTGCCCAATAACTGGTTCTAAAAGACAACCAGATCCATTACCACCAGTTAATGAGATAGCCTTTACTTCATCTATATCAAAATCATGAGGGTCTACAAATACTTCTTTAACTGTTCCACTAATAACAGGTTCTATTAACGCTGTTACACCAGCACCAATACTATTTTCAATAACCAATCTTGGTGGATTTACTACATCATAATCTTCACCACCATTATATACATCTACACTATCAACAGGACCATAATAAATGTAATCTTCTGATATTGGAGTTCTTATTTGAACACCATCAATCAACATACCAATATTATTAACTGGTACTTCATTTTTACCAGAAACATATAAATCTTGACTTAATGGGAATTTCTTAAGAATTTTATTAGCAGATAAATTCTTAGCATACTCAGATTCTTTTGTAAATGTATGAGTAGAAGTTGTTGCAAGTCCTTCAGCAACAAATCTGATAGCATTTACTACATTACCTATCATTCCTCTAGAACGATATAGTCTAATTTTACCAGGTTTTGGTTGAACTATTTCAACATAGTAAGTTGTACCAGATTCTAAGTTAGTTAATGGATTAGATGATTCATAAACTACAGCATCTCCAGTAATTAACTCAATTTCGTCATTATTACCAGAAAATACTTCATTATAATCCTTAGTTAGACTATTATATCCTCCCAAAAATCCATTTGTAGATGATATAGAAATTAAAGTTCTCTTAACAGATGAAGGTAATGTATAACTTGGTAGAGAGTTAGATGCAACATATCCATCAATATCATCATCAGTATATACGTTTAGTACATCAGATATAATATTTGAATTGCCTTCTCCTATTTCTATGCCTTGACTAATTGCTTTATTTAATTTTCTTCTTAAATCATAATATAAACCAACTACAGGAGTAAATCCAGATATTCCAGAAACTATTACTTGATTACTTGAAGGATCAATATTTGTAACTTCAACTAATGAAACTTCAACATTCTCAGAATTTCTAGATAAAATTTCTGCCTTATCACCAACTTTTAAACTGGATTTATCAATTGAACTTCCCAATACAAGAGTAGAACCGTTAATTTGAGTTATCTGATATCTGGAACTAGTATTGTAAATCCATGAGTTGGCAAATATTTCTTTATATGACTTATCAAAACTAGGATTACTTATAGTTTCACCTACGTTCTTAACAAAAATTCTTTCTCCTTCAGATACAGAAGAGATATCTGAAACTGTTTTAAATTCAGATAGAACACCAGTTATTCTTAAATCAACTCTCTTTGTTAAATCTCCATCTTCATAACCAAAGATTGTTTCATCTGCTCTAAGATCAGAACCAATACCAATATTTTCTGTGATGTTAGTGCAACCAAAGAACTGGTTAACTGATTTTGATGAATATGTAATTGAGTTAATACCACATAAAACATAACCAGTCTGAGCAAATCCAACAGTAGAATCCACAGAAACGATGGAAGAACCAACTGAAACTGGTTCCATTACCTTTGTTCTACCTGGAATAGTAAATATTCCCTCAATTAAATCTCTGTCAGAGAATCCAACAAACAAAGAAATCTTATAATAGATCTTTTCATCTCTAGTTAATATCTCAACTTCAGAAACTGAGGCACTTGTCCCAGAATCATTTGATTTGGTAACTGTTTGACCAACTAGTTTTTGAGGATCGCCAATAATTCTATCAGCAATTATAACTTCTCTTCTTATAAATTCTGCACTAGAAGGTTTAAATAAACGTTCCTCTAAGTCCAATATTATAGATTCTTCTCCAAATAGAACCTTTAATAAGATTCTAATAGATTCTTCAATACCTTTTGATTGATAAAAACTTCTAGCATGCTTAATGAAATTACCAACATCAAGATCTTTGGTAAAATCATTATCTTCTAAACCAGGTAAGAATGTTTTCTTTAACTTTCTATAAAATTCTTGTATGAATAATACACTTAAGTTGGTGACAGTTGCACCATTAACATGAGATTCTGCCTTTGTATTTTCAAATATTAAACCTTCTCTATTGACATTATCTAAAGATGTTGATATTCCAACTTCAAATCCACTTACTCCACTAAAACCACGAAGACAACCTGTAAAAGTAGTGGTTGTTTTAGCAGTATATGTTATAATTTCACTACCAATCTTTAAAAGACCATAGGTATCAGGAAAACCTTTAGTTGATGCAACAGTAATAGTTGTATCAGAAGTAGAAACAGCAGAGGATAAAGTAGTAGTTCCATGAACAACTTCAGGAACTAGGTTATCAACCTTTAAATACTGATCTAAATTATCAATTAAATCAGTTGAACCACCTTGAAATTCTTGCGAAAGATAATATTGTTTTAAAAAATCAACAGCAAGAGGAAAGTCTGACCTTACAAATTCAGGAAGCTGACTTTCAACTATTCTGTTAACCTGAACTCTCTTATCAATACCTATGCTCATTTATTTTCTCTCTAGGTCTCCGTTTGAGTAACTTGATGTGTAATAGTCTCTTGTAAATACAACTCCTGATACATCTTCACCAGAAGCAATTACGTCCTTAATCATATTTATCTTACTATTAGAAACGTCAAAACTGAGGTATAAATCCTTCAGTCCAACAACATCATTCGAGTCTGGGAACGCTTGAATCTCTATAAGATTATTCGCTGCTACCGTTGAAGTAATATTTAGAGTATTTAAGATGATTTCACCTTTAGTATAATCAACAGTTCCTGCAGATTTAGCAACAACTTTTAATTCTTCTTTCTGGTTTCTTGCAATAACACTCAAAACACCTTTACCACTTCCATCTAAAGTGCCATCTACCTTCTTATTTGGAACATCCGTAATGAATACAGTATCGCTTGATCCACTTATAGTAAATCCAGTACTCTTTATATTAAATCCTGCAGGATTAATATGGAATTTATTACCAAAACACAATTCATACTGTGCAAATTGATTAAGAAGTACCTTCATATCTCTTCTAATCTTTACTGTTGTAATGTTAGAAGTAATTGAACTATCAACTCTGTCGATTAATTGAAGTATCTTACTGTACTTAAATCTTCCACCAAACTTATTAATGTCTACAGTATTAGAATATTCTCTCAGAGAATTCAAAACTTTTGTTTGTAATGAATTAGCACTAGAAACTTGAGTAGTATTAAAGTAAACTGTTGAATCAATTTCAACATATAGTATCTTAAGATCTATGATTTCTGAATTAATTCCAGCAATCGCATATCCTTTTAACTTTTGTTTAATCTGCTGTTTGTCAAAATCAGAAACATAAGTACCATTTTTTGGTTTAATACTAATTTGAACCTTACCAAATTGAGGTGGACTCAATTCTTCACCACCAATTACAGCAACAGATTCTGTTCTGGGATAGATTGACTGTATAATTGCTTCATAATCTCTAGGTGTAACCGCCCTGTACTGTGAGGAATATATTCTAGGTGCAAAATACTTAATGGAGTTAATATTCTCCATATCAGCACCGTTTGTCGCACCATTAACGGTGGTTATTGTTATACCACTGGTTGGAATTATGGTTGCTGGATTTACAGCAGTATTAGGATCCTTTCCAGTAAATACTCCTTGGAAACTAAATTGCGATGCACCATTACTTTCTGCACCATCAGTAACAATATATCTTACTGTTATGATTGAATTATTTTCTAACTTTTTACCAAAATAACCATCACCAAATAATATTTCATATTTTTCATCCTGAACTTCCTGTATAAAGAAGACTTCTGAGTTTTTATTAATGTTGAGAATATTATCAATCATGGCATATTCTCTACCTAAACCATCATCTGCAGAACCAGATACAAATACCTTGATACTAGATGCATCAATATTTGGGTTTTGTAATAAAAATCTTTGATCTATGCTATTATTTGCTAGAAATTGTAATTCTAATACTGTTCCTTGGGAAACTTCAATAGGTTCTTCAGCAGTTCCAAATGATGCAACACCATTTTTAACAGAAGCATGTAGTGGTTGAGAAACTGAGAACCTATATGTAGTGTTATTTGCAGATCCTACACACACTAAACCTGGTTTTAAGTATAGTAATGGTTCAGTTGTATCAGTTTGTACATCAAAGTGAATTGATGCCCTTGCAGAGGATTTTGAACGGGGTATATAACCAATATTTCTTGCAAGAGAAACAACATTTTCCCTAATTGTTGCTGAATCTAAGAACGATTCATTAGCAACTAAGTTTGCATTAAATGAGTTAATGTAAGTGTTGTATGCTAAAGTATCAATTAAGACTGAAAAGTTAGATCCTTCAAAGTCAAAATCACTAAAATTGCTGTTCGCCCGAAGATAAGACCGTATTTGTGCCTTAATTTCGTCAAAATCTAAACTTGTAAACTGAGTAAAAGGCATATTACTATCTTGTTGGTTCTAAAAGAAAGGAAAATGATTGTGTAGGTACTGCTAAACCTCTAATATCAAACACTATTGTTACATTAAAAGCGTTTGAATCAACGTATTCGTCTACTTGTGCAGTTAAATTCTCAACTCTAGGTTCATATAGTTCAATAGTCTCATTAATTTGATCTTCTATCACCTTAGTTAGGGTTGGATAGAAGTTCTCAAAGAGACTTGCACGTATATCAGTTCCAAGATTTGAATTAAAAAACCTTTCTGTGGGAATAGTTTCTACTAAATTCCTTACAGATCGCACTATTGCACGTTCGTTCTTCAATATTGGAAGATCTTTCGTCACAGGATGTGGTTTGAAAGATAAACTTATATCTTTGAATGATTGTGATGTGCGTTGGACTGCCATCTAAATGGTATATTTAGTATTATCTCCCTTTATTTATAACCTATTCTTTAGATTTATTTCTCTCTTCGGGTGTTGTCCAAAAATAATCATCACAATCACCCAATCTACCC